CTTAATATCGTTTTCATCAGCGAACTCAATAAGCTCTTCAAGAGACATTTCCTCGAGGTCTACTTCTTCGCCGTCATCTTCATCGGTATCTTCTACGTCAGAGGCATCTAACGGGAATACATCAGTAACACGAGAGCGCTTCTTGCCGTCATATGTCTCATGTGTTACGGTTACCCCACAGTTGCAGCCTTCACATTCATCTAGGTTGAGTTGGAAAGCTTTATCCGGTACAGGTACACCAAGGGCAATCAGTAAGTTTTTAAGGTTAAATAAGGACTGAGGTAGCAAGCTAGTGTTATGATAGATTTTGCTGTTCTTTTGTGGACCATCAATTACCTTGAAGACCCATTTTAAGTATTGGTTACCTTGTTGGGATTCTTCTACACTAACTTCATCAACGGTTACAATATACTCGCCTTCTGGGATAACTCCACCAACGGATACATCTTTCATATTAAGATTTACTACACGTTTAGCCATTTCATTCTTCTCCTGTCATTAATTCAATGATATCCTTATAAGTTGGGTTCACAATAGACTTAGGTACCTCACCTTCTAATGTCGGGTCTCGTCTAAGCTTTGTGATATATTTGGAATGTGGACCAAGTCTCATGCGGTATTCTACTACCTCTTTAGAGGTTACCTTACCGCCTTTCTTGACTTGCTTCACAGTCTCACTAATGTAAGTATTACCAATCACGCCTACGGCTGCATTGAGGATTTTAGCTACGGATGGTGATACATATGGGCCCACCTCTGGTGTAATCATGTTATCCTCATCATAGTCCTCCACTCGTGTCTCACGGTCTTGGGCAGTAAATACGATATTGAATGGTAAGTCACGGAACAGCATTAGCCAAGTTTTCATAAGGCCAGAGATTTCACCCCAGCCACGTTGACTAATAGTACCGGTAGGGGCTACCTTCTTGGCAGTTAGTTCTTGTAGAGCTGTGACCGTATCAATACAAACAGTCTTGTACTTATCAGTATCTTTAAGGTACCAATAGAGTTCTTCAAATTCATCCCAAGAGCTAATAGATATTACATAAGCATCTTTAGTCTCACGGATAGAGGTAGTGCCCTCTTCTCGTATATCAACGATGAGAATAGGGCCTGGGCAGCTAGCAAGAAAGGTGGTCTTGCCAGTACCACTTCTACCGTATACGAGCATTTTAAGATAGTGCTCTACCTCCTTAACTGACTTGATACGGTCAGCTATCGGATGGTTCGGAGTCGTCTTCTTCGCTCGTGTCTTTACTTTCATGCGAGTAGCTCCTTTCTTCAAAATCACATTCCCGGATATAATGGGTATCAAGACCCATCATTTCTGCTTGGCATAGGGTATAAAACTCGCAGTGCTCACATTCACGGGACAATAGCCGGTATGGAAAGTCTTTCAAGTGTTCCATTTCCTTAGCTATGATTTGTAGCTCTGAGAGTAACATATCCACCATACCTTCCGGCTTTGGCATATATCTACGCTCATAGAATTTATTTCTACGGGCATTCTCAAGCTCTGCTAGGTAGTCATCAGGGTTAAGACCATTATCTAGGATAGCTTGCATATAGGTTGCCTCATCCGTTTTAATTTTCTTATTGCGGCTGAGGGTACCATTTTTCAATAGCTGTGGTACTGTGGGCGGTTTTGTAAGCAAGTAGTCAAATGCTACACCAGTTGGCTCATATCCAAGTATCTGACATACACGGATATAGATAGCCGTTTGTAGGTCATTCATTCGATAGCCGTCAGTAGGAATAGCTCTGCCTACAGTCTTATGCTCACCCACCCAGATACCACGGTCATTCTCAAATAGCCAGTCAATACGTCCGGTGATGAACACACCAGGCACTATCTCGAATGGCTCTTGGCCCTCTTTCACATTACCAAAGGACAGCTCTGTAGCTATTGTGTGGTATTTGTCATTGGCCCAATGTTCCTCATAGCCAATCATAATACGCTCACATTCTTCTGGTAAATTGCCGTAGTATTCTTTTTCCTCTTCCATGAGGAGGTCATACTCGGCTTGTGCTTTTTCAATGACTGGGTACCAGTCCTCGCCTTGGAGGTATAACTCCAAGCAATCGTGGATAATAGAGCCTCTTCGTAGCGGCAGGCTTTTCCTCCGCCTTTGTAACTTCTGGACTCTCTTATAATGCCACGCTTGACGGCAGAACTTCCAATCTCTGATGGAGCTAAATGATAATATTACGGGTGGCTCCATCTAGTCACCTCCTTTCATGGTTATAATATATCATTTTGGATATATGATGTCAATGGTAAAATTCTACGATTTAGAGAGTTCTCTAAGTTTGTCAAAGTTAACACCATTTATATCATCGTAAACCACTTCACCAGAGCCCCATGGCCCAGCTTTTACTTCTACATCAATAGGCACGGTAATTTGAGTCTTAAAGACCCTCTCAATGTGTTCCATGTCCGTCATGATGTCCACCACAATAGGGACAGCTTCTTCTAGGTAGTCATTCCGTACCTCAAAGAGGATAGCGTCATGGACAGTGCCCACAATTTTAATTCTGGACATGTCTAAGGTGTGGGCCATACGTACTAGGGAGTATATATTGAAATCAGAGCCCAGACCTTGCACTGGTGAGTTGATAGCCTGACGCTCAGCTTCAGCGGCCAGTTTTTTATCGCTACTGTATATGTCAGGCAAGTTCCTCTTACGGCCGATTAGGCTCCTCACATAGCCATACTTTTTGACAAGACGTCTCATGCGGTCATGCCAGGTGGGTAATGCGAAGTAAGACTCAAAGAACCTCTGACGGGTCTCGATAGCTTCTTCTTCTGTGTAATCTACACCATACTTGTCTCGTGCATATTCACGGAACTTCTTAGCGGACATACCATACAAGAAGCCAAAGTTAACTGCCTTAGCTTTCTTACGTTGGTCCTTTGTGACTTCCTCTAGGGGTACACCCATCACATTAGAGGCGGTCTTCTGGTGTACATCAATACCCGTTTGGAAGCACATTTTTAGTGTGGGGTCACCACTCATGATAGCGGCTATACGTAGCTCGGCTTGTGAGTAGTCGGCTTCACATAATGTCCAGCCAGGCGGGGCACTGATTAATGAACGCACTAGCTTATTACGTGGCACTTGCTGTAGGTTAGGGTCCTTGCATGAGATACGGCCAGTAACTGTGCCATGCAATAGGAAAGAGGGGTGTATACGATTATCAATACTTACCTCTTTCCACTTGGTAGGGAATTCTAGTAGCTTCTTCTGCTCACGATAGGACAAGAGCTCACTAATGATGGGGTGCTGGTCTCTTAATCGAGGTAGCACACTTTCACCGTTGGTGCTTGGCTTACCGGACTTTGTGAGCTCTAAGATAGGTAGCCCCATCTCATCATAGAGTAGCTTAGCTAGTTGCTGTGAGCTATTCCAGTTTATATCGTCATGGCCGGAGAGTTCAGCTAGTGTCTTCAGAGAAGCTTGCATACTACCAGAAAGCTGGCTAATCACACTATCTACTTTGTCTGGGTCAATGTATGCACCGTGTAGCTCTACGTCTTCAAAGGCCCGTGATGCGGGCATAATAAGCTTATTGAACATCCTAGACAGAGGTTTGTCCTCTACAAGCTGAGCTCTAAGTAGGTGATAGAGCCTGAGTGTATAATGTACATCATAAGCATTATACTTAGCTAGCTTATGCATATCTATCTCATTAGCACCGTGGTCCTCAAGAGCATAGCTAGGTGCATGAAGTAGCACCGTAGCCATAGCTTTGAGGCCATTAGGTGTGTTTTCATTCAAGAGAGCCGAGGCGAGCATAGTATCAAAGGTCTGGTGAAATCTCCAGCCAAGTTTGGTCAACATCATTTTGTTATCAAATTTCCCATTTTGTGCTATCAATTTTTTGCCTTTTGTGACCTGTATGACGCTTTCCAATATTTTCCTAAGGTTTCTATCGTCAGAGCCCCAAGGGGACCCTTCATGGTCAATTGGGATAACCCATTCAGCGCCATCTACACCTAACCCTAGGCACGTTATCACAACATCAGGGTCCAACGGGTTAAGACCTGTGGTCTCGATGTCATAAGAGATAGCATCCGCTGCAGCCAATGACTTTATCATAGCCTTTGCCTTGTTAGGCGTATTCACCAAGGTGTAGTTAAGTACATTCTCATCTTCGATACGGCCCTTTATACATAAAGAGAAGTTATGCCAGTGTGCTTTCACAAGGTCCCACTTCTGAGGTTGTCTAAAGGTGATAGCTGGGTCCATGGATATCATGATAGTGCCATGGCTACTTGATGTGATAGAGCCAGCCCAATCGGTAATCTTACCTTTACCCATCAGTGCTGTAGCGGCCACAGAACCTACGCCTATCACATACTTAAACTGTGGTAGTAGAGGCTCGATACGTGAGATATAGCTCTCTTTGATAACTTTCTTAGATACTTTCTCTGTTACCAGCTCTTCACACACATAAGCCGTAGAGCATTCTGATGGCTCTACACCCAGTATACCTATGAGCTCTTCAAGTTGCTTCTTAACTCGGCCAGAGAAGGGTTTTCCTGTAGCTTCATCAGAGTAGCCAGGTTGACCACCAAGGATGAGTATGTTGGAGCCTTTCTTGATGTCAATATAGTTCATCGAACCACCTCCACACCAGCATAGACAAGTGTTCTATAGCCGTTGTGTTTACCGTTGTACTCACTGAGTATCACTACTCTCTTTACACCAGTATTGATAAGTAGCTTAGCACAAGAATGGCAAGGTTCAACTGTGAGGTAGCAAGTAGAGCCCTCAAGAGCAATGCCTTTACGTGCTGCATAGCTGATAGCAGATGCTTCAGCGTGTAGAGCCGTGGTACAGTGATGGTCACTATCTTCTTGACATCCTACCTCCGTGCAGTGTTGCATACCAGAGGGTGCACCATTATAGCCAGTGCATACAATTCTACCATCTAAGGTGAATACTGCCCCAACTTGAAGTTTAGGGCAAGTACCACGTTTAGACACGAGTTGAGCTATTTGGCTATATAATTCATCTCGTGAAATTCTTTCCATTAGAATACTCCTTGAATGTCTTTCATGAACACATGGAGAGAGCCAATCCAGTGGGTAAATGTACCCGGCTTCATGTCTAAGCGTTTAGCTATGTGATGTTGCATCTGAACGGCTAGGAACACATCGTTATTAAAGTGTGTAGCGAAGTCACTGGAGCGTTGTAGATATGTGATATTAAGTGCACCCTTACGCACTTGGAACTGATACCCTAGAGAACATGGTACACGGGAGATACCACCTGTCTTAGTGATGTCTTCAGGTGTCCAGATAGACATATAGGCTTGACGGCTAAAGCTATCATTCTCAAGAGTAGCTACAATACGGTCAATTTGATTGAAGTCGCTGATGCGGTCAGGGTATGTATAACCAAACTTACCTTCTTCATCAAGGAAAGCATCCCATACCTCTTTACGTAGTCTGTAGGCTTCACCAGGGTTCATGTGTTGGCCAGAGATACGTTCTTGGAACTCAGCATCTGCCCATGGTTGTGTTGGCAACATATCAGCCGGGTGGCTCGTATCAACCACACAGTACATATAGTTCTGGAGCTCTTTCGTGGCCATCATTGGGTCATCACCGATAAACTTATCCTGGTATGTTTGAGTGTGTACGTTGATACCCATCTCAGCTAAATCACGTTTGACCTCGGAACGAAC